CGAAGAAAGGACGGGTAGTATTCTTCCTTCAGGTCCCCAAGGCTGGAGGCATGGTGGTGATCGAAAACGGCATCGAACATACCTTCCAATCCTTGCTCCCTCTTCTCGGTGAGCGCAGCCTCGAGATCCTGCCTCGTCGCTCCCAGGCACTGGGCCTCTTCCATGAGGTTCTGGTATTGCCCGGGATCGATCCCGGACAACCTGGGTGCCCCGTACTTTTCCAGGAGCCCGCGGACCTGCTCGGTGAAACCGCTGCGCGACTTGTCGGCCAGCACCGCGCGGACCTCCACCAGTGTCAGCTGCTTCGCTTCCTGCCCAGCAGGCTCCGCTTTCACTTCCATGCGTGCCATCAAGGCTCCCAGCGAGCTAGAAGCGGTATTCAGGATAGTCATGGCCTCTGCGATCAAGGCCTGCATCTCTTGCTTGTCTTTCATGTGGTCTTTCACCCCTCTTCTTCATTCGTTCGTCGGCTGCAGGAGCCATGAGCTTCCTGGCCAACCTCTTGGACACTGCGCTGATGGTCATGAGCACCTCTGCAAGGTCCTCGTCCATCGATTGTTCCGACCGGCTCCGTGCATTTCGTTCATCCATCCGGTTCTCCTCCCTCGAAAGGCCCTGTTGTCATTGCCTCTCACAACCTTCCGTATGCAGGGCGCATTTTGACCGACCGAAAGTGAAAGATTTTTCCTTGAAAAAATTCTTTGGAAAGTTGTCGGTCAAATCCGATGCGGCGTACGGAAGGGTATGTAGGGGGACAACCCTGCAATCCGAACGAAGGAGGATTCATATGAATCAGGATTTTCTGAACAGCGCCGGGTACCCGGACCCGACGCCCTATGAGGCGATCAGGGCTATTGAGGCCGAGGAGAAGAAGGCGAAGCGTGTCTTCAGGCCGATCGTCTACATCTGCTCGCCCTATGCGGGGAACATCGAGACGAACGTCGAGCGGGCACGGCTGTACAGCCGATTCGCGGTGGACTCTGGCTATATCCCGCTGACGGTGCACCTGCTCTACCCGCAGTTCATGTATGACGACGATCCGGCCGAGCGCGAGCTCGCGTTGCGCTTCGGCAACATCCTCATGGGCAAATGTACCGAGGTGTGGGTGTTCGCGGGCCATGGGGTATCGAGCGGGATGGCAGGCGAGATCGCCTATGCCCGTCGCAAGGGATACCTGCTGCGCTACTTCGATGCCGAGTGCCGGGAGGTACAGGGATGAATACGATCAGGCAAGAGAGCCGGGGGTACGGTTTAGCGGTACCTGTTAAAGGAGGATTTTATGAGAGATCTGAATATCGCCTATGGCAATAGCTGTCATGCGAAGACATGGAGCAACAAGACTACCACGTTCGACGCCCTATGCGATCGCCTGTCGACCACCATCCGCACAACCGAATCCGTACAGGAGTATCCCAAGCTCCCCAAGGCACAACGCGACCAGGTGAAGGACAAGGGAGGCTTCGTCGCCGGCCGGCTGAAGGATAACCGGCGACGGCGGGAGAACGTCGCAAGCCGATCGATGCTGGCCTTCGATGCGGACCGTGCGCGCATGGATTTCGTGTCAGCGTTCAAGACACAATGCCCCTACGCCGCCTGCCTTTATACCACCCACGGCCATACCCCGGAGAATCCGCGGGTACGCATCCTCGTCCCGCTAAGCCGGGATGTAAGTTCCGATGAATACGTGGCGATCGCCAGACACCTGGCTGCCGGGTGGGGCATCGACCAATTCGATGAATGCTCGTATAGCCCCCATCAGCTAATGTATTGGCCGACCACTCCCTCCAACGGAGAGTACATATTCGATCGCATCGACGGCCCATGGCTTGATCCCGATGTGTTCCTCTCATCCTATCCAGATTGGAAAGACTGCTCGCTCCTGCCCACCTCTTCCCGCGAAAGCACCGTGCGTCCGCCATCGGACAAGATGCAGGAGGATCCACTTGTGAAGGAAGGACTCGTGGGAGCATTCTGCCGTGCCTACTTCCCTATCCAGGATGCCATCGAAACGTTTCTTGCACACATCTACGAACCTACGACCAGAGAGGAAAGATACAGTTACATCCCCGCCGACAGCACCTCGGGGCTGGCGATCTATGAAGGCAAGTTCGCTCAATCCTTCCATGCCAGCGATCCCGCTTGTGGACGGAGGCTCAACGCCTTCGACCTCGTGAGGATCCACCATTTTGGCGATGACGATGCGAAGAAGTCCTTCAAGGAGATGGCAGACCTGGTAAGTAAGGATGAAAGGGTTAAGTTGCTGATTACCCAGGAGCGTCGTGCGGAGGCTGATGCCGACTTTGCACCCGAGGGGGATTGGGAAAAACAACTGCGGTACATGCCCCGAAGCAGCCTGTTGGAGAACAGCGTATGGAACCTCAACCTGATTCTCAACAACGATCCTGATTTCGCCGGCTTCGCTTTCAACGAAATGGCGGGACGCATCCAAGTCACATCCAAGATGCCTTGGGGCAGGCCGATGGGAAACCACTTCTGGCGCGATGCTGATACGGCCCAATTGAAGTCCCTCATCGACTCTCGCTACCTCCCGTTCTCAAGCCGCAACCACGATGTCGCTTTCACCAAGGTTGCAGATGACCGTCGGTTCCACCCCATCCGTAATTACTTGGATTGCTTGCCGCCCTGGGATGGTATTTCACGGGTCGAAGAACTGTTCATTCGTTTTCTAAAAGCCGACAACACTCCATACAATCAGGCGATAACCCGAAAAACCTTTGCTGCAGCGGTGGCCCGCGTCTACCACCCCGGAATCAAATTCGACAGCGTTCTCGTGCTCGATGGAGAACAGGGAATCGGCAAGAGTACGATCGTGAAGGATTTGGTAGGTAGCGATTACTACTCGGAGTCCCTCTCCCTGACCGATGTGAATGACAAGTCGGCTGCTGAGAAGTTGCAGGGTTTCTGGATTGTGGAGATAGGCGAGCTTGCAGGGATGAAGAAGGCCGACATTGAGAAGGTCAAGGCATTCTTCTCAACCTCAGACGATCAATATCGCCCAAGCTATGGTAGGACGGTCGAAAGCCATCCCCGCCAATGTGTGATTATCGCGACGGTCAATGGGGAGCACGGATACCTCCGGGATGTCACCGGGAACCGACGATACTGGATCGTCAAATCCAACCAGCCGCGCCATAAGATGACCTGGCGATGCACCGAGGAATTCCGATCACAATTCTGGGCGGAGGCCAAAGCCATCTGGGAAGCAGGGGAAAGGCTGTACCTCGAAGGTGATCTTCTGTATGAGGCAGAGGATGTCCAGACTCAAGCCATGGAAACTGATGACCGCGAAGGTCTTGTCAGAAAATATCTCGACACCTTGCTGCCTGAGAACTGGGATGCGATGGACATGTACGAACGGCGCGCATATTTCTCCGAGAGGGGCAGCGGCATGGTGGCGAAGGGAACTGTCAGACGAACGGCTGTATGCAACATGGAAATCTGGTGCGAGTGCTATGCAAAGGATCCCTCTGTGATCAGCAAGAACGACTCATATGGCATCACTGCCATCATGCAGAAAATCGGAGGTTGGACCAAATATTGTGGAACGAAGAATGGAACAAGGTACTTCCCGATCTATGGCAAGCAGCGAGCCTTCGTTCTACAGGATGTGGAACAAGAATCAGCTCGTTCCAAGCTTGTTCCAGAGCTCGTTCCTCAAGAAAACGACGAAATACCATTCTAGAATGCAGATTTTCAAGGTATTGGAACGACGGAACAAGAATATACCAAAAAGACTTTTAGAGGAAGAACAGAGGGAATGGGAAACATGGAGACGCCTATACGCACGCGTATAAATATATAGGAATTCTTGTTCCGGTCGTTCCGTCGTTCCATAGGGAGATTTGGAATGCTTGAGAAAGAGATCGAACTGCAGCTGGTGAGGGCTGTGAAGAAGATGGGAGGCCGGGCGGTGAAATTCATGAGTCCCGGCTTTGACGGGATGCCTGACCGCTTGGTGCTGTTGCCTGGTGGGCGGTGCGGCTTTGTGGAAGTGAAGGCCCCGGGAAAGAAGCCAAGGGCACTCCAACGGGTAAGGCATGAAATGTTGAAAGAGCTTGGCTTCAAGGCATACGTGCTGGATGCCATAGGGCAGATAGAGGAGATCATCAATGACATATACACCGCATGACTACCAACAGTATGCGAGCGACAAGTACCGGGAAAACAACGACTGGATGGGAAGTTTTTTGGAGGAGTGCTGCAAATTTGGACCGACCCTCGAACAACCCTCCGGAATCTTATACCAGGGGTACCGCAATTATTGTTCAAGCAACGGAGAGTTCATACGGGGTACGGCTGACTTTTACGCGGCCTTGGAGTCTGCAGGATTCCAACGTAGGAAGAACAAGAACGGCTCATTCATCCACGGACTCGCCCTAGAACAGAAGGATTTCCTGCAATAGACAGTTAAATTCGCCCAGTGGTGACGGTCGATGACGGTCTTATCCAAGACTTCGCATTAGGCGATTTTTTTGAGTAAAAAGTGCCTATAGGGGGTTTTTAGAATAGACCATCATCGACCGTCACCCGTGATCCTGATGGAGAACGAGAATGCTTGAGAAAGAGATCGAACTGCAGCTGGTGAAGGCTGTGAAAAAGATGGGAGGCCGAGCGGTGAAATTCATGAGTCCCGGCTTTGACGGGATGCCTGACCGCTTGGTGCTGCTACCTGGTGGCAAGTGTGGCTTCGTGGAAGTGAAGGCTCCGGGCAAGAAGCCCAGGGCACTCCAACGGGTAAGGCATGAAATGTTGAAAGAGCTTGGCTTCAAGGCATACGTGCTGGATGCAAAAGAGCAGATAGAGGAGATCATCAATGACATATACACCGCATGACTACCAACGGTATGCGATCGACAAGTACCGGGAGAACAACGACTGGATGGGGAACTTTCTTGAGGACTGCTGCCAAATTGGGCCGGAGCTCGAACAACCATCAGGAAGGTTATACCAAGCGTACCGCGACTATTGCTCACGCACCGGTGAGTACACACGAAGCACGACCGACTTCTATGCAGCTCTCGAGTCAGTGGGCTTTGAACGCAAGAAAACTAGAATGGGAATTTTCATCATGGGACTCGTACTGAGACCAGAAGATTTCCTGGAATAGACCTGCATTGACAAAGTGTGCAGGTCGTGAAGGTCATATAGAGAACTTCGCATTAGGCGATTTTTTTGAGTAAAAAGTGCCTATAGGGGGTTTTTAGAATAGACCTTCTCGACCTGCACACACCACCCGGAAGGAGGAGCACAATGCTTGAGAAAGAGATCGAACTGCAGCTGGTGAAGGCTGTGAAAAAGATGGGAGGCCGAGCGGTGAAATTCATGAGTCCCGGCTTTGACGGGATGCCTGACCGCTTGGTGCTGCTACCCGGTGGCAAGTGTGGCTTCGTGGAAGTGAAGGCTCCGGGCAAGAAGCCCAGGGCACTCCAACGGGTAAGGCATGAAATGTTGAAAGAGCTTGGCTTCAAGGTATACGTGCTGGATGCCATAGGGCAGATAGAGGAGATCATCAATGACATATACACCGCATGACTACCAACGGTATGCGAGCGACTTCATAGAGGAACACCCCGCATCGGCGATTCTTCTTGCGTGCGGACTTGGGAAAACAATCATCACCCTGACAGCGGTTCACAACCTCCTCTTCGATTCCTTCCTGGTACGCAAGGTCCTGGTCATCGCGCCCCTTCGGGTGGCAAGGGACACGTGGCCGGATGAGATCGGCAAGTGGGATCACCTTGGGGATTTGATTTCGTCAGTGGCCGTGGGAAGCACCGCCGAGCGCCTTACTGCACTCGAGCGCAAGGCTGACCTGTACATCATCAACCGCGAGAACGTGCAGTGGCTGATCGAGGAGAGCGCCTTGCCCTTCGACTTCGACATGGTGGTCGTCGACGAACTCTCATCGTTCAAGAACCACCGCTCCAAGCGCTTCAGGGCATTGATGAAACGCCGCCCTGTGATCAGTCGCATCGTGGGCCTGACCGGCACCCCGGCCAGCAACGGCCTCATCGACCTGTGGGCGCAGTTCAAGCTGTTGGACAAGGGCGTGAGACTCGGAAGGTTCATCGGAGCCTACCGGGATGCATACTTCAAGGCCGACAAGCGTAGCGGCCAGATTGTGTTCAGCTACAAACCCGCCCCGGGAGCCGAGGAGAGGATCTACCGAGCGATCGGGGACATCACCATCTCGATGAAGGCACAGGACCATATCAGGATGCCCGAGCTCGTCACCAACGAGTATCATGTTTCCCTCAGCGATGAGGAGCGGGCGGTGTATGAGAAGCTACGCAAGGAACTGGTCCTTGATGCCTCAGGGGGTCAGGTGACAGCGGCAAATGCCGCCAGTCTTTCGGGCAAACTGCTGCAGCTGGCGAACGGCGCGATTTACACCGACGACGGAACGACGATCGGCTTCCATGACCGAAAGCTCGATGCATTGGAGGACCTCATCGAGGCAGCCAATGGACAAAGCGTGCTGGTGGCCTACTGGTTCAAGCATGACCTCAAGCGGATCGTGGGGAGATTGGAGAAGTTGGGTCTATCGTTTTCGACCCTGGACTCAAGTGAGAGCATCCGGGAGTGGAACGAGGGGAACCTCCCGGTCGGTTTGATCCACCCCGCATCGGCCGGGCACGGGCTGAACCTCCAAAGTGGTGGCAACTGCCTGATCTGGTTCGGCCTGACATGGAGCCTTGAGCTGTACCAGCAGACGGTGGCGCGCCTGTGGCGCCAGGGGCAGAGGTCCGAGACCGTGGTGGTCCAGCACATCATCACCAGCGGGACCATAGACGAGCGCATCATGAGAGCCCTCTCGGGCAAGGCACAAACCCAGGATGCCCTCATCGAAGCGGTGAAGGCCGAGCTTATTGGGGGTGGCAAATGACCGAGGCAAGTATGAGACAACTGGCTGCAGCAATAGTGGAACGGGCGGTATTGGACTGGCAGAAGGCGGTATCCCAATTGGAGGACAATCCCGACTACCAGCATGCATGGGTGGCAAAGGATGAGATCGAGAGATTCTTCGAGAGCGAGTGGTTTGGTTTCCTGTGTGACATCAACCCCGACTTCACCAAGATTCGCCTACAGGAGATGAGAGCATGAACGCAAAGGAATATCTGTCGCAGGCATGGTACCTGGACAAGCGCATCAAGACCAAGGAACGCCAGCTCGACTGGCTGAGGGGCCATGCCGCCTACGTATCCCCCAAGATCTCGGACGAACCCAAGGTTTCTGCCTCGATCCGACGGTCTCCGGTCGAGGAGGCGGTGGTTCGTATCATGGAGCTTGAGGCTGAGATCAACACCAGCATCGCCCAGCTGATGCAATTGAAAAAGGAAATCGGAAGAACAATCAGGGATGTCAACAACATGGAGTGCGAGACCCTGCTTGAGATGCGCTACCTCACCTTCCTTGCTTGGGACCAGGTGGCAGCCCAGCTGGATTACAGCCAGGATTACATCTACCACCTGCACCGTAAGGCACTGGGGTTGGTGAGGATTCCTTGAAAACCAACCATTAGAATATCAGGAAATAGCAGCTGAACTCAGATGTTGTTCCATCATATTGTAGAGTCGAAAATGTATAATGAAGAGATTAAGAAGGATCCTCAACTTTTTCTATTGATTCAGATTTTGCTTCACCAATTTTTTTAAAAATGCTTTGGAGCTCAACTTTACCCTCTTCCATTTTACTGCTGATGTATGCGATGCCAATACAAAGCATTCCAAGCAGCAAACTCCCTACACCAAGCACAGAGAAACCAGTAAAATAGGTCCCGTTAATAATGTAGTTATAGGCATCCCCACCCACATAAACGTTCTTCTGTAATGAAGTGAGAAACTCAGAATTGTAATAATTCGCATACTTGTCATAAGCTTGGTAAAAAAAGAATGCGGAAGCAATAATGGCAAGTATGCCAATCAGAACTAGAAATGTTTTCATAGCTTTTTCCTCCAAACACGATTGTACCATGAGAATAGAATTGTCCGCTAATAAATACATAATTTTTTATCACAGATTGATTTCATAATAATAGAATCGATTTTTAGTGAAATCTTTGCAACCTATCGTTAAATTATCAGAAAATAACAGTTGTGCTCAGTAGGCCTTCTGCGCTACTGTACACTCAGACAAGTCCATACAGAGCTCGGGAATTCCTCCCGGGCTTTCTTTTTGCCCGAAGGAGTACCCCCCATGCCCAACAAGCCCAAGAGTTCGTGAAGACATGCAGGTTGCCCCCGGCTCACCGGTAGGAAAATTTGATGGATTAAATTCTTGCAACCGTATACTGGGTGTGATACGTTTGTTATCAAAAGAGGTGAAAATGAAAAAGGCCCATATAATGGTAGTTTCCCTCATCCTAATTGTTACCATGTTAGTCTCTTGTGAAACGCTGGCTCTTGAAGACAATCAAACGTCGAGCGGCACCAGTGACTATTCAGCGAAACAGGAGGAAAATCCAGCGAAACAGGAGGAAAATCCCGAATCCAAGTTCATAGGCACGTGGGTGTATTCTGACAAGAACTTCGGAGAAACGGCACAAAAACTTGGGTTGAAGGGCTGGCCTTCTGACTCAAGACATGAATTATCCTTTTCATTCAGGCCAAACGGAACGGGAACGTTATCCAGAATCACCTCGGCCTATGGTAGCGATACAGAAGAGAAACAAGAATTCATTTGGTACATCGATACATTATATGACAAGCGCGTTTATGCTATCATGGAGGACAATACCGCCGAGAACTATAGCCTTCTCTACGAGAATGAATTGTTTCTGACAATGAATACTACGGATTTGGGAACGATGTTCTTTGCGAAGAAGCAGCAAAAAGAAATAAAACCGAATCTGCTGTTCCCACCAAGACAATAGGTACAAATGTGGTTACAAACCATGAACCATTGGTATGAAAACAATTGTCTTGTATCTGTTCCTATGTTCCTAAAATATCCAATGGCATAAATAACAGTAATATAGGGGGAAAATTCCAGCGCGGCATGCCCTTATACGCATATTCACGCGTATAGGGTTTTTTGGGTGCTTGAGAACGTGAACAGGAACAGGTGCCTGGACTGCTCGGTAGAACCTCCTGTACCGTTGAAACCCAATCGTTGAATTATCAGAAAATAACAGTTGTGCTCAGTAGGCATTCCGCATTACAGTACACTCAGACAAGTCCATACAGAGCTCGGGAAATCCTCCCGGGCTTTCTTTTTGCCCCAAGGAGAAGCCTCGATGCCCTACAAGCCCAAGCGACCGTGCAGCCATCCAGGCTGTCCCCGACTCACCGAAGGACGGTACTGCGAGGAGCATGCGAAAGAGGCGGCGAGATTCTACGAACGCCATCAACGGGATCCGGGGACCTCAAGGCGGTATGGATCGGCCTGGAGGAAGGCCCGCAAGCAGTTTCTTGACGAGCATCCCTTCTGCGAGCTGTGCCGAGGGCAGGGAAGACTTACACAAGCGACGGTGGCCCACCATATCAAGGCTGCAGCCGACGGCGGATCGAACGAGCAGGAGAACCTCATGGCCCTGTGTGCAAGCTGCCACAGCTCCCTGCATGCCCGACGGGGGGATCTCTGGCGCAACCATTAATTTATTTTTGCGCAACCAATAATTTTTCTTTGCGCTATATATGGTGTTATTACCTAGGGGGTATTGACTCTCTACACCATATATAGTATACTGCGGGCAGGGGCAATCACGCGTAAAAACGGGAATTCAAACGGGGGATTGACCCCCGTTCTTTGTTGAGGGGGCATGGCATGGCGAAGGACGGCACCAACCGCGGGGGAGCACGCATAGGAGCGGGGAGAAAACCCAAGGCGCTCTCCGAGAAGATCGGCGAGGGCAGAAGTGCCCGCGTGGTGCAACAGCCTGAGCCTGCCGACCTTGAGGGCGTGGCCATGCCGCCGGTCAAGTATTACCTGACGGTCACCCAGAAAAGTGGCATTGAGCTCGATGCTGCAGAGGTATTCCAAGAGACGTGGGACTGGCTCAAGACCATGCGCTGTGAGAATTTGGTCAGCAGCCAGATCATCCACCAGTATGCGATGGCGGTGGCGCGCTGGATCCAGTGCGAGATGGCCGTCAGCGAGTATGGCTTCCTCGCAAAGCACCCGACCACCGGGGCGGCGATAGCCTCTCCGTATGTGGCGATGAGTCGTGAATACATGAAACAGGTGAACCAGATCTGGTACCAGATCTTCCAGATCGTGAAGGAGAACAACAGTGCCTCCTACCAGGGCGCGAACCCCCAGGATGACCTGATGGAACGCCTGCTCACTTCCAGGCGTAGCCGCTAGGAAATCAAACAAACACCCGGGAAATCAAACGAAATTCAAACATCCGAAGGAATTCACACATGAAGAACTACCTCACTTCCGAGAGTGTCTGCCAGGGACATCCGGACAAGCTGTGCGACCATATCGCAGACTCGATCCTCGACGCCTGCCTTTCCATCGACGAGTATTCCCGCGTCGCGTGCGAGGTCATGGCGACCAAGGGCAGGATCTTTGTCGCCGGAGAGATCACCAGCAGGGGCACGCCCAATGTGCGAAAAACAGTGCGATCCGCACTTGCCCGGTGCGGTCACGATCCGAAGGACTATGCGATCAGCGTGCATCTGCACACCCAGAGTCCCGATATCGCCAGCGGCGTGGACCGGGCACTCGAAATCAGGGATGCAGATGACAGCCAGGACGAACTGGGAGCCGGGGATCAAGGCACGGTGTACGGGTATGCAACCGACGAGACGCCTACATTCCTCCCGCTGCCACTCGAGCTGGCGCATCGCATCTGCATGGGTCTGGACGAATGTCGATTGAGCGGAACCATACTGGGCATCCGTAGCGACGGCAAGGCGCAGGTCTCCATCGAGTATGAGGATGGCAAGCCCAAGCGGGTGGCAGCGATCATCGTCTCGGTCCAGCATGAGCCGGACAAGCATGTGCAATGGCTAAAAGGTGAGATCCTCAGGAAGGTACTCTACCCTGTCTTCGAAGGATTCCCGTTCGACTCCCATACCCGCATCCTCATCAATCCCTCCGGCCGTTTCGTCGAGGGAGGCCCTGCCGCGGATACCGGTCTCACAGGCCGTAAGATCATGGTCGATACCTATGGGGGCCTCGCCCTGCATGGCGGAGGAGCCTTCAGCGGCAAGGATGCGACCAAGGTGGATCGTAGCGGTGCCTACATGGCACGCATGGTGGCCAAGCACATCGTGGCCGCCAAGTTGGCCAGTAGATGTGAAGTCGCCATCTCGTACGCCATCGGCAAAGCCGAACCGGTTGCGGTAAATGTACACACCTTCGCCACCGGCAAAGTGGATGATGAGCAGCTTACCGAAGCTGTCCGCACCGTCTTCAGCCTCAAGCCGAAGGACATCATCGAAGAGTTGGGGCTACGTAGTCCCATATACAACCTCACCTCCTGCTACGGCCATTTCGGTAATGCGCTGTTCGCATGGGAACAGGTGAGCGAGCGGTATAGCGAAGCGCTCAGGGGCGAACTGGAACAACACGATTGAAAGGAAACACACCATGAGAATCCAGAAGATGAGACTGTCGGATCTGAATCCGGCGAAATACAATCCGCGCAAAGCGCTCAAGAGTGGCGATCCTGAGTATGAGAAGCTCAAGCGATCGCTGGAGCAGTTCGGCTATGTCGAGCTCATCGTAGTCAACGTTGCAAACGACA